GATATTTTTTTTCTGCAGAAAAAGTTTTTTATTTTATTTCTAATAAAAACAAAAAAACTGCTATAAACTTTACTCATCAAACAACTTAATAACCTGGTCGCTACTTTTAGCTGCATTTACCGGGGTAGCTGGAGTAAAAATACGTGTATATTGCTCACCAATCTTTGGTTCCAGCTGAGCTGTAGACTGTACAATGCTATTCTTATTAAAGATAAAGACTGCGCCATCAGCACGGGTCTTCTCCTGCAAAAATTCCTTAAAAAATAAAGGAATAAGCTGCACTGTCAGTTGACCCGTTTGATTAGGGCTAACATGAAGTACTGCTGGGTTTTTCACGGTAAGGGTATTAGAGTCTTCCGACTTTACCTCGCCTAGAATGGTTTGTCCTACATGGTTTATAAATACTGTAATATTGCTCATATAGTTATAATATAATATATATTCTTTATAAATCAACGTTAAAGTTTAGCTGTGGATCTATTAAGGGGAGTATTTTTAGGGTCACAGTTGTAAAAAAATCTAATATCTAGCGATACTCTTAAGAAGCCATAATTATCTAGTGATCCGTGTACCACATCTTGAGTAAACAGCACACAATCCCCGGCTTTTAATCCCCTAGCAATAAGTCTCACCGGCATTTTATTTTGTATAGGAGCCCTGTAGCAGCATTTATCTATATATTTTGTAATAGCGGGCAAATTTTTCTCAACATCATCAAACTCAAGACAGGTTTCAGTAAAAACATTTGCTTCTTTTATATCCTGCTCTGTAAATGTTATTGGATGTTTTTGATCAATGGCAAGGGGGCCCGCCTCTAGAGAAATATCATTTAACGCAACCCAGCAAGTGAGAAAATCTGTTTTAAGAGCGTAATTAACAGAAAAACAATCATCACGGTGCATAGATGTTGCCTTGTTATTTTTATTCATTCTGTAAACTATAAGATTGTGCTGCCTAACGTTGTTTAGTTTGCTAATAATTTTAAAAGCTGTAGTGTTTTTAAACTTTTCGATTATGGTATTATATGCCTCTGTACCAATATAAACGTTATCGCACACGTCAATGTAGTTTGCGTCTAAAGAATATTCCTTATGCGTTGTAATATCATAATTAATGTTTGCAGCATTACTTAAAAATGCATAACCTTTGGAAGCGAGGTCGCTTAATACGGTATCTTCGGTTGAATACTCAGGCTCGACTAGATAGTACTCTTTGCCGTGATGTGTGCAGGTCTTCATGTCTTATTTACTTTCAATACTTAGTAGATCAAAAAGGTCGCACTGAGTTGCCTCACCAGGTTTCCTGGGTGTCCAGTTTACAGCTTCATAGAATCTTTCAACTGCACTATAGATAATTTTTTCAAACATAAGCTCACTATCTGGCTGAAAGACTGTATTGAATTCCTCTGGATAGTAATATTTGTAAGCTATGGCGTTTATACCGTATCTGTTTGGCTGTTTGACATAAAAATATCTAATTTTATCACCGCTTGCGATTTGTTCGTACTTTTTATCAATCCCAAACGTTTTTAGTAGGTTATTATAATGGTATGCGGCTTTAACATGTACTGGCATTGACTTTACAGTCTTAAACCCTTCACATCTGGGAGCATACTTTTCATACCCTCTTAACCCAGTTACAAAAGAAATGTCACTAATGGATAATTTCTTAAATACTTCGTACGTTTCGGTAATAACTTCATTGGTCTTTTGCTGATCCTGTGTTGTGAGCATGGTTTGAACAATCTTTTTGGCCAACGGTTTAATTGGCTCTGGCATAGTTGTACGGGCAATTTCTACACCTGTGTATTTAAATTTATCACATGGTATACCTTCTTCATCCAACACATGTAAGACGTAGCGCTTTTTTTGTAAAAATAACCCTACATCACAAATAGCTTCTCTCTTAAAGGTAATTCTACTATCGATACTATTAAGGCCAGAAGCACACCATTTGCTTATCTCCTGGTTAAGATAATTTTCAATATCTTGTACGGTTGTATAGAAGTCAGATGAAACCTTATGCTTATTATCGTAAAAAGACAAACCGGCCTTCTCCACAAGATGTTCCAACGATATATAGCTTGAATCGGTATCGTTATATATGATAGGTGTGTGCTTTTCTAGTTCACCATCAGTTAGTCCAGTTTTTTGTTTAATATATTCAGTTAAAATTTTATTACCCTGCTTAATAACGGCCTGGCCAGTTAGAGTAATACTTCTCGCCAAATCATCATCACCGAGAGGGAACACCTTATTACCTAATGCACCGTATACTGTATTAATAAAAATCTTAATTGTATGTTGTTTGATGTTCAATACTGACATTTCATCCTTAGTTTTTTGATAAATAGGATCATCTTTTGTGAGGGTTGTTAGTGCTCTTTTAACTTTCTTATGATCTTTGCGAACCTGTACACGCAGCTTATAATACTGATCAACCATTTCAGGAATAATACCCTTAGTCTTTTGACTGAAGAGGACTTTTGCCTTACTTAACGCAAGTTTTTCAGACTGTACTAGCTTTGAAAATTTAGCTATTGGAATTGTTACGGTTTTACCGTTAACTTCACGAATAGTAACCTCTTTTTCATTTTGTGACTCTATAACTCCCATTTTTGTCTCAGGGGATAAGTTCAACGTAATCATCACTGATGGATACAGGCTATTCGCGTCAAAACTTACTACATATTTTTGAAACCCTCTTTTAGGCTCACCCACATAGGCCCCTTCATTCTGCTTTCCGTCGTCATCGCCACGTATAAATGTTGGTATTTTTTGATCCCTATAGCGCGCGCGAATTGCACACGCGCCAATAATGACACTCATGCTTCCCATAGCAGCTTCCATGGAGGTCAGCCCTGTATAACTCAGCATTCGTAATAATTGAAAATATTGTAATTTATCCTCTAGCTTAACCAATAGTCGTACGTCTTGAATATTATAATCGACAAATTTTTCCCAATCTGTATCGGCTAAACCACTCAGATTAGTACCACCATAATCTATTTTTGATTCACCTAATTCTAGCTTGGCTATACTATCAAGCTTATAGTTCTCTCTCAAACTCATACAGAAACGTTTGTATATGTCGAGATAGTCAAGACAGGATATACCATCTATGTACCACCTGATTTGCTCTTTACCGAATTGACCTCTCAAGGTGCGGCTATACACCCGCTTCATAGGGCTTAACCTGTTTACTGTCTCCTCATCAAATAAAGCCCGAATTCGATTAACTACATAAGGTAAATCGAATAGCACAGAATTCCAACCCATTATTACATCAGGATAATCTTGCTCTATAAATGCTATAAATTTTAATAGCAGCTCTTTCTCCGTTTTACAATGTATATATTTTTGATCTGCGGCAGTCTTTGTATAAGGCTTAAGTCCCCAGGATATAAATTTATTTAAAAGACTATCATATATAGTAATAATGTTGATTGTGTGATTAGCAGTTTCTATGTTTGGAAAATCATCTACAGAGTATGTTTCAATATCGAGAAATTGTATCTTTAGAGGGTGTTGCGAGAATTCTGTAGATTCGTTCTCTTTCCAGAAATTATCTATTAAAAATTGCTGCGCAGGTGAAAGATTTTCAAAAACCCTCGTAATGCCTGACTCTCTTAAATACTTTGACTTTTCAAATTGATTCTTAAATGTTTTTTTCTTAAGATTTGTCTTAAAGATACTAACTGCATCACGCGCATTATTTGATTCCAGGAAGATGTACGGTCTATAAGTCGAATCTATAGCGATTCTATTACCTGCTGTATCCCACGTAAAGAGACGTATCAGTTCTTGTCGAGGATCGTATGCAATATTTCTATAACCAACCATATTTCAATTATACTAGCCTCATAGAATTTAGCAATAAATAAAATGTGGAAAAAATAATGCAATTCTTTAATCCCGTTTTGCCATGCCCGGTAGAAATACCGGAATGTGATAGACTGAGAGTAGAATTTTTAAATGAATTGGACGAACTCAAACGGCGTGGCGGCTGCTCTAAATGTGTAGAAAACAACATCAAGAACAAATACATTATCAAATTGCAGCAAATTATTAAATGACAATACCGTTGATAGCATTTAGCTTCTTACGCTCAGGGCTAGCATAGCCATATTTGAAGAGTTCTTCGTACGAATCCATATTATCCTCCATCCAGCGCTTATCGGCTTCTTTTCTCGCTGCCGCACAGATATTCATATATCTGCCTTTTTTGCTCAAAACATCCTTAATAACATCTACCATTTCATCACCAGTATCAAACTTAAATGGCGCATCTTTATAGGTACATAAATTCTGGCACGCAATCGGCAACCCAAAGCAATTGGCCTCAATCCACTTTAGATCTGACTTACTCTTGTTAAAATTATTGTCTTGTAACGGTGCAACAAGCATGTTAATATTAAGCTTTCTAATCTTCTCTCCGTAATTATATAAATTAACCCAAGGGTGGAATTCAACCAGCCCCTGCTCAACTAACGGGCGAATGGGTGGTGGGAATGCACCAAGGAATACCCACTGAAACTGATGACAGGTGTCATATATTGTTTTAATAATATGACCAAAATCATCTTGATGGTTTACTCTATTCTCAACATCAAAATGAGCTCCAGACCCTGCGTAAAGAATGCGAGGTTTATTCTTATGAGTATCATAGTTAATACTAATTTTCTTCTCGTCGTAGAATCTATCTAACCAAAAACGGGGTGGATAATTCGGTATTACGGTCACACATTTGTGACCTGTCTTCTCTTTATAATACTCTTTCATGAAATCGCAAGTAACTGTAATTTCATCACAAAGCGACATAATTGCTTGTGCGTTTTTACGGATCTCTGGATCAATAAAAGCCGTCTTAAATTTATTGTAATCAGGAATGTCTTCGTGGAAAACCAAATCGTCAATCTCGTATATGATCCTAAAGTTGTGCTCTTTAGAGACTTCTCTTAGAAACTGAACAAACCTAAGCTGGTGCGCGGTTGCCTGCCGTTGCACTCTAACCACTTTAACGTTTTGATACCACCTTGGATCCAATACCATAACAGTACTTCCGTGAACTGTAAAGCTTCCATACGCATTTAGTAATTGCTCCGGCCACATCATTCTCCAATAACCACAACCGGAATAATCCGCATAATACTGTACCACTCTGGGTAACTGAGTATCAGGCGGTGGAGTATTATCGGCTACCAGCGCCGGTTTTGAGGCTGCGGTTTCTGGCTTTCCGGGTGTAGGTACACTTCGAAGTAAAGGCGGGGTAAATTCACCAGTTATAAACATGTATTATATATAAATTAAGATTGTGGGAAGTCAACTATAGGGTACCATTAAACCTTGTGGTTATACCATTGCGCTTTTCCAAACAAATCAAATCCCCTGTTACAAACTTAGAGCATTCTTTTCTATGGGAAATTACATATATACCAAAATTGTTCTTTGCAACAAATTCATTTAGTAGTCCTAATACAAGTTCAACACCGGTCTCGTCAAGGCTAGTATCAAGCAGCTCGTCATAAAATTGTATATTAAAATATATGTTACCTTGTAGCCTCAACATATCAATAAAGGCAAACATAATGGCCAAGTCTATGGCCTTTCTTTCAGCTCCACTAAAATTAAAATAACTTGCAACTTTTCCTTTGTCGTTTATGATCTGCTCTTCAAAAAATTCATTAAAAGAAATAAAGGCATTTGAGTTGAGTTTCTTCAAGTAATAAGCCAATTTACTATTAAACACATTCAATATTTTCTTTACAATATAACTTTTTACCCCCTCTTCGCTGACAACAAATCTCACCGTGTCTTGCAAGTTTAATACCTTTTTAAAATTTTCTACAGTATCGGTCAAGATAGTTAGTTTTGCGTTTGCCTCTTGAATTAGCGTATCAAAACTATCGCTCGAATCGGTTAAATGCTGAAGATCTTGCTCAACCTGTTGGTTATAAGCATTAAGTTGAGCAACCCTTTTTATATCATTCTCCTGTTGTTGCTTTGTAAGTTTACTCTGGTTAATATTATTTTGACCCTTCTTAATTGCATCGTTAATTTTTGTTTTTAAAGTATTATGCTCTAATATTTTTGCTTCTAACGCTTTAATTTCAGCTTCGCGTAGACCAACTTCATCCTTATATTTTTGTTTACTGTGCTTAATAGACTCTACATCATGACTTGTAATAGACTTAAGACATGTTGGACATACATCTTTATCTGTACCAATTTTACTCATGGTAGTAAAGCAGAATTCATTCTTTGTCTCTAAGGCGGCTGCTTGCTTACCTATATCTTGTATTTTTGTATCACAATCCTTTAATTTTTCAGCCAACAGACTCAGGTTTCTATTAATATCATCTACATTAATCTCGCTATATGATGATATTTTAGCGGTTAATGTGGTTAATTCCTTGGTATTAGATGTATACCGGTTTGTTAAAGTTTCTTTACGGTTAGTATATTCATTGTGAAGTTTTATCTGTTGTTCCTTCAGATTAGCTACTGATCTCGCCACTTCATCTTGACGAGCTGTTTCTGTTTCGTACTGCTTTTTTATATCAGACTGCTCATCACGAAGCTGATTGAGCATTTTGCTAAAAATTTCTAAATTAAAAATACCTTCAATAAATTTACGTTTTTCAGTTTTTTTCTGCGCCATAAATGGAACGGTATTATTCACCGTCATTATTACGCAATTTTGAAAAAGCTCTGGAGTGCATTGAAGAAGTTGTGAGATATACTCGGTAGTATTAACAATGCTATCCCTTGTTACATCTCGCTGGTTGTGATATAAAAAACACTTGCTTGGCTCCAGCGTCCTTACAACCTCATACTGTTCAGTCTCCTTGCCATTGTTGATACTGAACGAGAGTGCGACTTCACATGTTCTTCCGGTGATATTATTGATAATAAATTCTTTTTTGAGCTCCCGTATGGTAGTACCAAATAATGCAAAATGTACCGCGTCTGGTATCGTACTCTTACCAACGCCATTACGTCTATCAACCTGGTCTCGGTTAATACCTGTAATACCGTGCAATCCCGATCTAAAATCAAGAATAACAGGCTTTTCACCTACACTCAAGAAATTCTTTATAATTAATTTTTCAAAAATTATTTTCTTCATTTGCAGCTATTATACAACGATACTGTATACCCCGTTACATCTTTCTTATTCTGGATATCCAGCATGTCTACAAATTCAGATATGGCGCGAGGAATATCTACACCACTCAGATCGATTTCATTTTGATCCCCAGCGCCAAACTTATCAAAATTAGATATATGGTCTACAATTAAACTTACAGGCTCATGTGTATTAATTTTAAAAGACAGTTTCTCTAGATCTGTACTATCTATAACTTTATCAATAGTTAACTTAATAATATTTTTACTAAAGAGTTTTTCTCCTTCAGTTTTAAAATCCTTAATTTTAATAAGTTCCGATAATGGTATTTTATAATGCTTCGGAGAAACATCATTCTGGAAGAAAGTGTATTCGCTTGTCTTTATATCCAAGATATAGTATCCTTTGCTAGACCCGGCATCGCCAAAATCTAACTCAAGCGGGCAGCCGACGTACAAAATATTACCCGACTCATATTTACGTTCTTCTCTTAAATGAAAGTGACCAGAGATAATGAGCGGCGCGTATTTAAGTAGATCTTTTGTTTTAAACCCGCTATCACACATCTTAAAAGAGTTCATTTTAAAGCTTTCAATTTCAAAATGTCCAAACATTATATCGCATTCTTTCATATCGCCCAGCTCTGTACCCCATGGGGCAAAAAATAGCTCCTTTCCATACATTTGCATAGTTGTGGGCTTATCTAAAACTGTTATATTCTTCCTCCCGTTTAAGATACTAATGCTATTAACCCTACTATCATTCTTATAAAAAGAATCGTGATTACCGGCAATCATAATCAATTCAAAATTATGAAAATGTTCCAAGAGTTCACCAGCCGCGTGTAAAGTATTGACTGTAATCTCAGATCTATTGTGAAAGAAATCGCCACAAAATATAATTTTATTAATGTCCTTTTCCTGTAACTCGTTAACTAACCACTTAGCCCATTGCAAAGAGATTTCATGCCACGTAGGACTATTCATATGAACGCCTAGGTGCAGGTCAGATATAACTGCTACGCGACTATCTTCTTTCATGCGGTAATTGCTTATTATTAAGCATTACCTTCATTATATAAGCTATTATCTAGTATTCCAGTATCTGAACCTGGAGTACAAACCCGTATGCCTGTCTCGTCTTCATTCTGATTGATTAAACTATCGTAATTCCGCTCTCTATAATCTGCTATTAATTGATGGTGTTTTTTCTCTTTTTTAATGCGACTAATAAAGGCATGAAAAGCAATCGTGGTAAAGTAACTAAACGGGCTAAAGCCATGGTCCAGTTTGAATTTTTTATACTTTAACGCTTGATACATTTTTACGACTGCATCGCCTATCATTTCATCTCTATAACTATAGTTAATAAAATTAGGAGCAAATGATAAACCGTGTGCAATTCTACGTATAGCATCGGCAAGATACTCAGTCATATTATCTGATTTGTAGTACTGTCTAATTTCTTCTTCAAACTGCTTGCTGTTAACATAATGGGGCTTTTCTGAAGGCTTTAGTTTTTGCTTCTTTTTAGGCTTCTCGTCAGTTATTTCAGCAATCACTGAAGCAACAATCTTCTCCTCAGGTAAATCTAGGCCTTCAAGATTGATCGGCTGATCTAAATCTTCTGGACTAGGCTTTTTCTGAGATTTTTTTTGTTTGGTATGGGATGTTTTCTTGATCATAAAGTGCTTGTCTTTTTAACTGGTGACGTTTACCATAGGTAAATTGATCTGCAATATCAATAATATATAGCTTGTCTTTCGTCTCATGTAGCCGCAGCCCTCTGCCTATACTTTGTATTGTCCGTATCTTCGCTTTACCGCCACCTGCAAAAATAATAAAATGTAAATTCTTTATATTCACGCCTGTACTGAATATCTTACTTATAGCTACACACACAACATTATTGCTCTTTTCCATCAAAGCTTTGACCTTCTCCCTATCTTCAATCTCTACTTCTCCACGAATAAAGAAGACCTGCTTACGACTACAGAGACTAGTTAGCTTGTGTACAAGTGCTTCACCATGTTTAATGTAATCAATTAATATTAATACATTATTCGGAGCATTATTGGATAATGCAGCTATAGTGTTATTGCGAAAATTATTATCAAACAAGAATTCCAACTCAGATCTGTATCTTTCTGCTGGATTGGCTATCTCATTAATTTGCGGTGGTGCGCTCAAATAGCTCATTTCTAAAACATTAGCTGTAACATTGGATATATACTTCTCTGTTCTCAATTGAAAGCTGTTCTTCTCGTAAATTATAGGACCTATTTTACCTATTATATTCCATTGATCTAATCTATCCTCAGGCATTGTACCGGTAAAGCCAAAACGAATATTTGTTTTAACATTCTTAAGAATATTATTAATCTGATTACCTCTTCTAGCTTTATGTGTTTCGTCGAATAATAACACATCAATATGCTCTATCCAGGACAAGTCAGATTTATCTGACTGCAAAATACCAAGGTTTGCTATAATGACATTTGAGCTCAAATCTAAATCATCTGATCCCGTCCATTTGCTTGCAAAAAAAGGTACGTTATAAGTTTTAAAGTCATTATATGTCTGTGTAACAAGACCTAAGTCAGGCACTATAAGTAAGCATTTAAATTGCTTATTTAAGTGAAAAAAGTTTGATAGTAGTGAGGCCATTATCAATGTCTTGCCTCCTGCAGTCGCTAGTACAACAACGCCCCTACCTGAATCCAAACATTTCGTTACAATTTGCTTTTGGTAGTCTCTTAGTTTAAGGGTTAGATTATCGTATGGTTGATTTGTATAATGCAGCGTCTTTTGATAGGTTGACGGTCCGGGCATTATAGCATTTAAAAAGTCGTTCGATGCTCTTATTTCATCTTGCTTGCAGAAGTTATTCTGTAATAAAAATCTCGTTATTTCATAAAACATGCAAGGATCAACTCTCCCCGCAGGTGTAATCGCATAGGTTCTAGATGGAATAAAACGACCGCGCATACGAGCAAATCTTGCACCTTCATTTTTTACTGAAAAAGATTCACGTATATCGTTGAAATGATCCCCCTTCAAGGTACCAAATTTTTTACTTTTATCTAAATCAAAATATACCATTACGTGGTCTCCATCTTAATTAATTCAATAAGGTTCTTAATATCAAAACCTATACTTTGCATCGTTTTTTCAACTCGCTCTAAAAAATCAATAACAATCTGCAAGGTCTTTATTTCCTGATTGAGCTGTACTACTGTAGGATGTCTTTCAGATGCTTTCTCTAAGGTAGGGGTAGTAAGTTTTACTGCCGACTCTTTTTGTATTTCTTTAACAGCCTCACGTATGGTCTCATTCTTTTGCTTATATAGCGTATTAAGATTATTCTTCTCGATCATTAGTCTCGAGACCCATTTAGCCTTTTTTGCAGGAAGCATTAGTGCAGCTTCCTTTAAGTTCAGCTCATCAAGCTTTACATCGTTCTCAAGCTCATGTATATACTTCTGCAGCAAATCCATAAATAACAGTATATAATATAACCATTAAAAATCAATATATGATGACATTTAAAGAATTTATTATGCGGGAAGACAATACAGCTGGTGCAGGTGGAGTATTTGGTGATGCACCTAGCATGGGGCACGGTGGAGATTTTGGCAATACCGATTTTTATGCACCTGGCGATATGCGAATACCTGTAGCACTAGGTGGCAAAGTCAAGATTAAGGGCAAAGGCAAAAAAAAGAAAATACTGGTACAAAGACGAAATCTGTTTAAATACTTCTGATGGATTTAGGTCATTGGGTATTATCTGCTGGTACAAACATGGATGAAGCCGCTTTTGGCTTTATATATGAAATTAATAATACGGTAACAGGTAAGAAATATATAGGCAAAAAACAATGTACAAGGAAATTGAAACGACAACCTCTGAAGGGTAAGAAGAATAAACGAATTGAAGTTAAGGAATCAGATTGGCGAACTTATACAGGCTCCTCTACAGAGCTGAATAGTGATATAGAGAAGTATGGGAAAGAAAAATTTACCTTTACTATTTTATATGTTTGTGGTTCTAAATGGGAATTAGGTTATAGAGAAATTAAAGAGCAAATAGAGCGCGACGTGATATTACGGGAAGATTACTACAATGGAATTTTAAACGTCCGCATAGGTACACCTCCAAAAAATTTTATTGCATAAGTGAATATTTCCGTTAGACTTAAATGGTGAAGTTATACCATGATGTAAAGCGGCTCGACCTGCGATTAGTAGATTTAAATCATGCAATAAAGTTATGTATCGAGCCTCAAGTTGAAGAAGATGTATATAGGTTTTCAATTACAAAAAGTTCTTTGATTCGAAGCTTTATTCTTTATAGGTGTTTACTTTTCATACTAGACTCTATAAAGATGGCGTCGGTGCAGCATTTAAAGATTGTTTTCTTTATTAACCCGTCTCTCGAGCTCAACAATCTCCAGCAGTATTCTTCTTTTTTTAATGTATGTTTTAGGAAATTATCGAAATATCTGGCGCTGAGTCTATACGTTGATAGTGTCGATATAAATGAAATATTAGGGGTTGTTACTGACTTTTCTGGTGAAGGCCGTGAAATTAGAGCGAAGATTGGTATGATTAGCAACAAATTACACAAGAAGATAGATTTAAGCAAGTTGGATAAATTGTTAATTAGCAGTGGGATAACAAAAATTTATTCAGATTTTATAAATGATTATAAAGTTAAATTAGGATTATATACAACATAAATATAATATATGAAATTTTTGTCTAGTTTGATAGAGAGATACAGACAATTAGAAACAACTCCTCCAGAATGGGTTAATGAATATACTACAGGGATGCCCGGACCGGTGATACCTGCAACTACCCCAACAAGTGCACCCGGGTCCTCAACAATTAAAACGGATATAGATAATTTACTGAAAGTACAAAGAGATCCTGAGCTAGAAAAACGAAAAAAGGAGCTCGATGATCTTTATAAACAGGTATCTGATGCATTAAAGAAAAAAGCTCAAGAAACAGCAAATGCTCTAAAACAAACAGCGGCTAACGTAGGTAAGCCTAGTACACCTACAACCCCCACTGTACCGGTAGTATGAGATTTGAAGATCTAGTTAACAAAAAATTTGAAGCTCTTTTAGAGCAAGGCCCTGATGCTGTACCTGAAGTTAATATGCCAGCACAAGAACCGGTTGCAGCACCGCAACCGGAAGCGCAAGCTCAACCCGCGGAACCAAAACCATTAACACCTGAAGGTGAAGTATTTCTAATTA